CCGTTGGGGTTTAGTGCGTCTAAAATCAAAGGAAAAAATCATGGCTGGTGAAATTAACGGCACGAAAGTACTAATCACAAGAGGCTCAGATGTAATTGTGGGCCAAATGGAAGCAACCGTTACTTTTAACGGCACGCCTATCGATATTTCTAACAAATCAACTCAAGATTGGGTGACTTTGTTAGACGGTGAGTTAGCCGGTAAACAACTGGTTGTTACGGGCACCATTATTTACAACGACGACACTGTTTATCGTGCTGTTCGCGATGATGTGTTTTCGGGTACACAATCGACTTACACTATTGAATACACTTCTAGCGCCTCTACGAACGAAGAGTTTTCGGCGGCATTTACGCCAAATGGATTGTCTGATTCAATTCCAATGGGCGATAAAGTTACAACTAGCATTACATTAAGCTCAAGCGGCGCGGTTACAAGAACTGCGGCTGTTACTTAATGTTAAACGGCTCTAAAGGGCTGCTATTGATTGGTGATGATGGGGATTACTCCACTATTGCCGGTCAATTAGAAATAACAGCAGGTTTTAACGGTGTTGCCATAGACGTAACCAGCAAGTCTAACAGCGACTTTGTAACAATGTTAGACGGTGAACTATCTAGTAAGGGCGAAACTGTTACAGGGTCGCTTGTTTACTCTAATGACACATCAGCTAGGACGGTAAGAGCAAAGCAAGTTACTCACGCCATAACTGATTTTAAATTGTCATTTAACGACGCCACGCTAGTTGATTTGTATATGTCCGGCATTGTTAGCGGCTTATCTGACAATCTTGCCAAAGGTGACAAGGTTGTTTCTAGTTTTACCCTTAATACTATCGGCGAAGTCTTTAGAGCTTGGCCCTATTATCCAATCGGATCAGACGGTTATCTAACGTCAGATAACAAGCAATACTTTGTGAGAATATAAATGATTAACGGCACTAAAGCGCTTTTATACAGGGTTGGCGGTGGCAATCAAGTGATTGTCGGTCAAATTGAAATTACTAACGGATTTACCGGCGCGCCCATTGAAGTTACGAGTAAAAGTGACTCTGATTTTTTGCGTCATATGAATGGTGAGCTATCAACCAAGGGTTACAGCTTAACCGGCACTATTATTTACAATAATGATGCTGAGTTTAGGCGCATATGTGATGCCATTGAAGATGGCACAATTGAATCATATATGCTGGATTATACAACTATTGAAGATGATCAATTGAGCTTTTCAGGCATTCCAACTGCTAGAACTGATTCGGTTCCAATGGGCGACAAAATTACAACCTCAATAACAATATTATCAACGGGTGAATAGTGAATTTTAAATTATGCGGCAAATCTTATGAAGCTAAAATGTCTCTTCATGCAATGCGTATGTTCAAAGAACGCACCGACAAAGACCTATGGTTTACATTAATTTCTGTGCTGCACTGCTTTGATGTTAACATTGGTAAAGATGCCCTAACAGCTACTAAGGCACTGGTTCAAGTTGTGGACCCATTAACCGCAGCAGAACTTTTTTATTGCTTAGCAAAACAAGAAAGTAAATCAGTAGGGGTTGATGAATTTGAAGATGGTGTTTACAGATGCGGATGGATGCCTCATGCAGACGAAGAAGGCGAAACGGTTCAGCCTTACACATTGCTATTGGTAGACCTAGCCCAGCAAGTTAACGAACAGATGAATACGTTAGATGTAAAAAAAAAGGAACTAACTTCATAAGGTTTGGCAACTTTAAGCTTGAGCCTTTCAAGACTGATTTTTGGGGCTATTTTAAGTTACTCGTAACCATATCTAAAATCGCGCCTTCAGAAGCATGGCAACTTGATTATTCAGAAATATATATATTACTCGAATTAGATAAAAACACTCCATCCACTGACATTAGCATGATGATTAACGCAGAGCGTCAAGCATCATGCAAACTAGATAAACGGTATTTAATTTCATGAACTCAGAAAAATACAACATCGAGTTAAGCGCTAATGCGCTGAAGATGCGCGGTGAGTTGGATAAAGCGAACAAAGAAATAGAGCGTTTATCGGGTAATTTTGGTAAAGCTGATAAAAAGCAAAGTGATTTTAATGTAAGTGCTAATAAGTTGGCGACTGGTGTTGCTTTAGTGGGTAGTGCGCTAACCGCAGCTACAACAGCTTTAGTTGCCTATGCTACTGTTCAGGGGCGCGCAATTCGTGAGACTGAAGTGTTAGCAAACATGGCAGGCTTAACCACAGAAGAGTTTAGGCGCCAATCGTTTGTTATGGGTACCGTTGGCATTACTGCCGAAAAGTACGGCGACATAATGAAAGACACCCAAGAGAAGGTAGGTGATTTTCTTGCCAGTGGTGGCGGCGCTTTTCAAGACTTTGCTGATGTAATGAGACTGACAGAGGTTGAAGCTAATTCGCTGGCTAAAGAGTTTGAAAAAATGTCAGGCGCCCAAGTACTGCAAGCTATGGTTTCACAAATGCAAAGCGCTGGCGTTAGCACACAACAAATGTCATTTGCGCTTGAGGGTATGGCTAGTGATACCACTAGATTGATACCTCTACTAAAAGATGGTGGCAGACAAGCCGAAGAGCTTGGCAATAAATTCGATAAAATAAATATAGAATTAACAGAAGAGGATCGCCAGCAGTTTAAAGACTTGGCTGATAATGTTGATTTAGCACAAGCTTCTTTTGTTAACTTTATTAATAAAGGCTTATCTCCTTTTTTGCCAGCGGCCAACAAAGCCGCTGAAGCAATCGCTGGTTTATTTTCAGCTTTTAATGATAATTCTCAAATAGACGGAATTATAGACAACCATAAGTTAGTTGAGAATATAGACAGCTTAAAACAGATTGAAAAAATACAAGACGCCATTAACTCACAAATTAAAGATTTCTCACACGCGATAACTAGTATTAGTAAATCCAATGAAGGAAGAGCTGAGTTTAACAAGGTAGACAATACCTATAATATAGATAGGGTTGTAAAGTTAAGAGAAATCAACAGGATATTAGAAGAAAGGGGCGATATACTAAAGGCTGAAAGGGAAGAGGCTAAAAAAACACCATTAAGCGCCAGTGAATCAGGCGCAGGTGGAAAGTCAGGTGCTGATACTATTACCGATGGCGAGAACTTAGAAAAAAAGCTTGCAACACTTCAAGATGCTAAAAAAACAACACTTCAATTACTCACAGAAGAAAAAGAAGAGCGCTTAAAAATACTTAATGAATTATATTCAGAGGATTCAAAAAGCGCAGAGCATTACGCAAATCTAAAAAAGCAGGTTGAGCGCGACTTTAAACTACAAATATTTGAAGAAACTCAAACTGAAGCAGAGGCTAAACAACAAGCTTATGCTGATGAATTGGCAAGCCTAAAAGAGTTTTACGATAACAAACTTATCTCAGAAGAAGATTATCAAGCAAGGCTTAACGAAATAATCGCAGAATTTGCACCCTCTACGTTAAACCCTGAATTACTTGAAGAAGAAAACCAGCGAGAGCTTGAGAAACTTCAAGAGAAACTTGACGGTAAGCTAATATTGCATCGTGAGTATTACGAGCAGTTAAGCGCATTAGAGAAAAAGGATTTAAAGGATAAAGAAGGCAAAGTAAAGATTGAGGACAATTGGTCAAAAAGCTCATTAAAAAGCCAACTTTCCGATGGATTAACACTCCTTAATTCAGTTGATACTAACTCCAAAAAAACCCATAAAATTAAACAGGGTTTATCTGCATCTGTGGCGGTAATGAATACTGCAGAGGGTATAACAGACGCGATGAAAACTCAAAATTACCTTGCGGCGGCAGCTATAGCAGCATCAGGCGCCGCGCAACTTATAGCAATACTTTCCTCGACTCCTAGCGGCGGTGGAACTATAACAGCCACAGCAACGCAACCAGAGCAGCCAGAACAATCAATCAGCGTGCAAGATACCAGTATTACCGATATAAGCGGAAACGGCCAACAGGGAACAATGATGCGCTTAGAATTTACCGATGAAGTGGTTGATGTAATAGCTACAAAAGTTTTTGACTCTAAAAGAAACGGTAGATCATAATGCTAATAAGTAAAAGTAATATTTTAAAAAATAGCACTATTAGTTTACAAGAGGGAACTGTCATAAATGGTTCTATTGCAAATGCACTTTTGCCCGACTTTTCAAAAATATTAAGTGCTTCTACAGGTGCTTTCCGGTTTGTATTAACACTTAATAGCCCTGTTAATTACGTTGCTTTACATGGGTTAAATGTTGGCGTTGGCGTTATTATAAGCACAAATGTTGGGGGAATTGTTAGAACTCATACTGTTACAAAACCAATAAAAAACCTATTTTTTCATTATGATTCTCCAATAACAACGGCTAATGTCATAATTGAGATTAATGGAGCAGGGACTAAAATTGTTTCATATATACAGGCGGGGCTTTACTCAACAGTTAGTTGGGGTGTTAACTCAGGGCAGTCGCTTTATTACTTGGGGCAGACAAGGCAAGCAAGAGTTACCTCTAATGGTCGAGGTGTTCCGGTTGAAATGGTACAAGAGGAAGTTAGCCCAACCCTCACTTTGTCACTAAGGCATATTAATAAAGCGTGGGCCAGAGATGATTTACAATCCATAATCGAGCATTACAATGACACGGGCATACTGTCTGTACTAGATTATGAAGAAGATAACAAACCAGATGAAAGTGTCGCGGGTTTTGAATTAAAGACAACGGCACCCAGGGCGCATGAAACAACAAAAACGCTAGTTAATATTGACCTGTCAATGAAGGTTGTTGCGTGAGCAAGTTACATTATCATATTGTCGAACTTGATTTGCCGGAGGTCGTAGGGGCTTGCACAACCGGTGGCGCTAGTGGCTTCTCAACGCCTTTAACATGCACAGACCAAAGCAGCCCTACAATCACCACAAAAACACATAAATTCACTGACACGGGCTTAGTGCTTAGTCAGTCTGATGTGTTTAAATGTATCAATAGCATTTCAGAGACAACGCCAAAATTAAAAGCAGGCAACGGAGTTGCAAGTAGGGCCTCATGCACAGTGGCGGTAAATGATTTTATAGGGGATCCTAATCCTTCAAGCCCTGCCATAATTGCCAACTTAACCCTTATTAAAAATGGCACATTCTTTGGTAAGTTAAAAGCGCGTAATATTCTGGCAAACAAACCGCTAAGAGTCAAGTATTACCAGCGCTTAAATAACGTCGATACCCTTATAAAAACAAATAACTATATTGTTACTGATATAAAACAATCATCGCTGGGTAAGTGGGTGATTATTGGTAAAGATGTTTTGTACAAAGCAGATAATGAAAAATCGCAATTCCCCAAAGTAATAACTGGTAAGCTACCAACCAGTATTTTAGCAACATCAACATCTATTAATATAGACGGTGACATAGCCGACTGGACCAACTTTTCGCAGTATGTAGCGGTAATAGGGAAAGATATTCTTATTATTACAAACGCCACAGGAAACAGTACAAGCGTAAATCTAACATGCAGCAGAGCCAATACAATTACACTAGGATCTCGCACAATACTTAACACGCCAGAGGCGCATAGCGCTGGTGATGAAGTATTTAGAGGCCGCATATTTGCCAACAGTGATTTATACGATGTTATCGAAGCGGTCTATGAAGATGCTGGTATTACAGCAAGCGAGGTTGACGGAAGCGGTGCACAGACAGAGCTTAATACGTGGCTATCTAATTTAATAGGTTCGATTGATTGTATTTTTTATGAGCCAAAAGACTCAACCAGTGTGCTAGATGATATATGCGCTCAATTTTTACTGGATATTTATACTGATACTGAGGAGGGAGAGGTAAAAGTAAAAGCTACTACTCCTTGGAATGAAACCACTTCGGTATTAAAAGAAGGTGAGCAGATAATATACGGCTCTATTGGTGTTAATGAGCCCCAAGATTTACAACACTCGCGAGCGTTCTTGCAGTATGACAAACGTCGATTAACCGAAAGTGACGACGATACAAACTTTACTCGGTCTAGCTTATCTTTAAATAGAGATTTAGAAGGCCCATTATTTTACAACGATGAAAAAGTCAAAAAGTTGGGTAAGTCGATCATATTATCTAACAAGCTAGAAAACATTGAAAGCGCTGATTTGACGGTTATTCGCTCAGCTCAGCGTTTTAGTAATAGACCTCAAATTATTACATTTGAAATAGACGAGGTTAATCTTGATTTTAAACTCGCTGATGTTGTTGAAATAATAACAGATGAAAACCAAGATGCGTTTGGCTATGCGCAAGAAGGCGTTCGTGCTCAAGTTACGCAAATATCACCTAGTTACAATATCGGTAGGCGCTATAAAGTATCAGCTATTACATACAACCCATTTATCGGCGGTGTGTTAGGTGCTGATATAACGGTAAGCTCACAGCTTGATATTAATTTATTTACTCAAGCAGGTGGCCCACCTGATAGCGATACGTTTACATTCTTGTTTAACGGTAAGCCATACGGGCAAAATATATCACCTCAATCAATCGCGGTAGGCTCGTTTGCATCCGGCAGTACAGTAAATATAGTGTGCCTAAATGGCGCTGTATTGACTGCCAAAGGTGGTGCAGGTGGCAACGGCGAAGGAGAACAGGCATCTGATAATGCAAATGGCGGCGTTGGTGGTGACTGTCTTTTAGGTACCACTGGCGTAACGGTTAATGTCTATCTAAACGGGAATACAGGTGATTTAGGTAATGGCGCTTATAATGCAGATGGTTATTTATTAGCCCCTGGCGGTGGTGGTGCCGGTGGCGCTGGAACAACAGAAGACGTTGATGGTAAAGATAGGTTCTTTGGTGGCGGTGGTGGTGGTTCTGGAAGTGGTTACACTGCTAATAATGTAGGTTTTGGCGGCCTCGGTGCTGGCGGCGGTAATGATGGCTTAAATGGTAGTGTTGGTACTGTACTACTTGGCGGTAACGGTGGCGGCTCACTAGGTGAAACTGGTGGTGATGGTGGCGATAGCGCCCAAGGCGGCTCAAACGCGCCCGCTACTGGAG